CACGAGGGGACAAGCGCCATCACTGAGCCCAACCCAGACATGACTTCATACAACTGGGCTTTTGATGAGTTTGGATCCAACGATACAATGTATGAAGGATTAGGAAAAATACAGCTTAATGGCCTAACGCATATAGGCGGAACAGCAGCCGGAACAAACAACGAGGGCTATCTTTGGCACGACATCACCATACCATACAATTTTGCAACGGACTTGCTTGACCGGTTCAGCAACGGCGCTCCAAAGATAAAATTCACAACTGGCCTTGATAACATCCACCTCGAGCTTGGTGATTTAGTTTCGATCGATAACGATTGGTTTCTGTACTCCGAGCTATCGCTCAATGGCCTAGACTCAACGGTTAAGTTTGAAGTCACCAAAAAAGAAGTAAGCCTAACCGGTTCGGCCATCGGTGTTGATTACGAAGCCGTATACATAACAAAGGACAGCCCGCCATCGATTGATATTGATTGGATCCCTACGCTTGACGTTGTGCTTTCTCCAATCAATAAAGGCGGTTTAATTGCCCAGTTTACTGAAATGCCAAACGCTAACGCGCTTGAATCCGGGTGCTCGGTGACAGCAACGACGGGGCTAGGGTATCAAATAGATCCGGGGCGAATGCTTGCCGCTGGCACAGGTGCGCTGCTTCAAGACGCCACAACTTTTACAGCTACAGCAAACAAGCATTCATATATTGGAATAGACAGCGCAAGCGGTAACATTTTAGTCAACGAAGTAGCAACAAGCGCAGATGAGCCAGAGCTTGCACCCGGTGAAATTAGAATCGGTAAAGTTATAAGCGGGGCAAGTAGCGTTTCATCGGTTGTTGATTTGCGGCAATTTGGGGCCATTACGGCCAGGCAGTTAAACAGGGAGCTTCTAGCACCATCCGGCGGGGCTCTTTGGAATGGCGGCTTTGAGGACTGGCCCGATGCTGGCAGCGTCCCTACCGGATGGACGGAGACCGGCGACGGTGTAGCCGTCACGGACTGGGCAAGAGAAGCAAGCGTTGTACACACTGGGCGGTATGCGCTTAAAATGCTCAACACGTCAGATAGCGTGGTGTGGTACAGCGGATTTATGCCCATTGACAACTCAACGCCCTATCGCGTGAGCTTGTGGGCTAGGCAGACCGGAAACGTAACAATGCGGGCTGATTTGTATTGGTATACGTCGGCCAAGGTTGCGGCCTCGACATCGTCAGTAAGCATCACAAACGCAGCCTGTGCAGCAAACAACACTTGGGAAAATAGAACCGCCGTAGTCACGCCGGGATCAGATGTGGCCTATGCGAAGATTAAAATTACGCGCAACACATCACCGGGTTATGATTGCTATTATGACGACGTAACGATTAAGCCAGAGGCGCCGAGCTTTAACGTGTACGGGGCGGCCACCGTTGCACCGGGCACAAAAAGCGCGTTTCAGGTAAAATACAACAACGAGGGCCACGACTACGGCGGCAACTACGACCACAGCGGCAGTGATTACGATTTTGAGGCGCCGAGCGCAGGAACCTATGAGTTTAGCGCAGCGGTTCAGGGCGTTTATGTTGGGGCGTTCACCTATCTCACTTTAATGGTTTATAAAAACGGCTCTGTTTTGCGTGAGTCATACGGCGGAGCAAGAACGACCGGAACGCTTGAGGCTTTCGCCACGGTTGAGACTGGCCCTGTTGAGCTTGCAAAGGGCGATTTAATCACAGTTTATATGCACCCCGAGATTCAGACCAGTTACACGCTAAACACCGGCGCATCTGAAACTTATTTCAGCGGGCGAAAAATCACATGATAGGCGCGGCAAGTATACCCGGCTGCGCCGGGCTGGGCGGTGCTTTTTTTGGTTTCCTTACATCGCCCGGCCCACTACAATTGAAACATCGCAAGGCTATCGGCAGCCGCTGCGATTTAAACCAACCCTAACGGGAGGAGATGACCGATGGCATCCAGAGGCTCATATGAAGCAGCAAAATCCTATACAACCAGCGCAACGACAATCTTAGAGTTCGATTGCCCGCATACATCAAAACGGGGCGTTGTGTTCTTTCTATATCCAAGCACAGCTGGAACCGCGACATTCAGCTATCTGGACCCAGCAGGCAACGCACGAACGATGCAAACAACAGCCTGCGCGGCTAACGATTTAACCACTGTGACTTTCAACTTTCCAATCTCGAAAGTTCGGCTTGCGTACCAGGGCACATCTAGCGGCGGGAATATTTCCGCAGAAGGGCGGGGCCACTAATGCCTAAAATCGTACAGTATAATTTACCGCCAGGTGGCACCGTCGTTCAAATTCCCTCAGGCACGAGCAACGCACTAGCAATTCAAGATCCGGCTGGAGAGGACTATCTCACTATAGATACAACCGCAGGCGCTGAGATTGTAGAGATAGGCGTTGGGCCGGGCGATGGGGGAGACATAAAAGAGGCGGGCATCCAGATCATGGAAATCAATTCCCAGGCAGAGCTCAGGATCTGCGATGAGATGGGGTTTATCAACGACCCCGACACCCAGATAAGGCTTAAGACCGCCAATACCATGGCCTTCAAAACTGGCGGCGGTGAAGTTATGACATTGGGGGCATCTGGCGCCGTAACGCTTATCGGGCTCCCAACGTCAGACCCCGGTGTTGTGAATCGCCTTTGGAATAGCTCTGGAACCTTGAAGATTTCGGCGGGTTAAGAATGGAGGGCGGAGCAATGATTGAAGCGGGCGCGGTGTTTGCGGCTCTTCTCGCAGCGCTGCGCGTAATTGAAAAGCTGGTTGACAAGAAGATGGGCAACGGGACTAGGCCGGTTCAAGTTGACTTGCATCAAACTGAGATTGCTAATCAAGTGGGCCAGATGACCGAATGTCTAGCCGCAACAGGTCAAACGCTTGAGCGTATCAACGACAAGATTGACAATATGGACCTGCGCCAAGCGGCAATGTCATCTTTAGTTAGCACGGTTGAAGGCCGCGTTAAAGATGTTCAGGACACAGGTCACAAGACGTTTAACATCGTAGAGGCAGGGCGACAGAAGGCCGAGAAGGCTGAGCTACTGCGAGAAATTGCAGCATCACAAACTGGCGGACAAGCGCCGGTAACTTAGGGGGTTTCAAAATGGGAAAAGCAGGCTGGAAATCGACGGAGCTATGGTTCAGCGTAGCAGCGTTTTTGATCGGGTCAATACTCGCAGCGACGGGCCAAGACGGCGGCGTTGCTCAGATTCTGGGCGGTATCGCAATGAGCCTGAGCCCGGTGGCGTATACCGCAGGCAGAAGCAGCATCAAGGGCAAAGAAGCTATCGGAGCCGCCCAAGTTCAGGCGGCGCGTGAGCTCGCAAAAAAGCCAGACCCCAAGAGCTGATAGATGCGGCGCTCGATGGGGCAAATAAAGCTGCCGCGATGGCGCCAGGTTCGGGACTGTTTACGCTTGGCGCTGGCGTTGTTGGCGATATCGGGAAGCTTGATGCTTCTATTAGCACTCGAATCAATGAAAGCGTGTCTCTATTTGCCAGTGGTAGCGTGGACACGTCTAAGCGGTGGCAGGCGATGACCGGCCTACAGGTTAAATGGTAATGACTCAAATTGGGAAATTCTTTAGGAGCGATGAGTTTGCTTGCCCGTGTTGCAAGAAGACAGCGCCGAGCACTCGGCTTGTGTCTATCTTAGACACTGCCCGCATTCAACTTGGCCCGCTTCGCGTGAATAGTTCTTATCGCTGCGTGTCCCATAATGCTCATGTAGGTGGCGCCGTCAATTCGCTGCACTTGCCTCAAAGCGATGGCCGCGTGTTGGCTGCCGATATCACTTACGTTGACGCGACTAAGCGCCACGGTGAGCATATTTTAAAGCTTTACATAACGCTCGAGAACATAGCGCGCAGGTTTGGCAGCGCGTACGGGCTGGGCTTGTATTCGACCTTTACCCATATTGACACCAGGGGCGAAGCTGGGCGAGAGATGGCCAGATGGGATAAGTACCCATGGCCGCGCTAGTCTATGCCCAATACTTCATATGTGGCGGGTATCTCTGCGCTATTGTTTAGTTTCGTGTATGCTTGGGTCTTCGCGCAGGTTCCTGTAATGAAAGGCGGTCTGCCCCTTGTGCTGGTTAACGATTACATCGAACCGGTGGCCGTGCTCGCAATAAATATCAAGGATAGCAATCGGCCGACTGTTTCCGTCGCTTGATTCGCAAGACATTGAGACGCTATCAAGGTGGGTGTAAATTTCCCCACACATTGGACAGATTAAAGCGTTCATGCTTTCATCTATTCTTATTGATGTGTTCATAAGTTTTGTAAAGTTGTGCATTTTATACCCCTAAAAAAAGTGGCCCCGCTCTAAGTTTTGTAATCTGTAAAAATCTTGTTTGAGGGATTCGCACATCTCACGTTTCTGCGAGCGGGGCCGGTTCTAATTCTTATATCCTGCTTCTATCTTTCGCCGCAAGCTGTTGCGCGCGTACCGTTCGTATCCTTCACGAATCAGCATTGCGACACCAACAGCGCCAAAAAATCCAAGCAGCCAACCTGTAA